ACTGCCCTTACCGCTCAACAGTCGGTTACTGATGGTATCACCGCTTATGCTGGTGGCGGTCAAACCAACGCTGTCGCGCTGACTTCTACCTTCAACAACGTGTCTACCGTGGCTACCGCCGCTGACTCCGTTAAGCTGCCTCTGGCTGTTGCTGGTTTGTGGGTCGCTATCCGTAACGGTGCTGCTAATGCCACGACTGTTTACGGTTCCGGTACTGACACCATCAACGGTGTGGCTACGGCCACTGGTGTGTCTTTGACTGCTGCCACCTCGGCTCTGTACTTCTGCACCACCTCGGCTCCTGCTGGTAAGTGGTTCGTTGTAAAAGGCGCTGCCTAAAGCCTATGACCCCGGAGCTTCGGCTCCGGGGTTTCTTTTAGAAGTTTGTACCTGTCTTAGTTTGCGCCACACGCGGTGCAGCATCTCCAGACCTATTACCCTTATCGCCACCGTCTTCGAGGTATGGGTTGTCTGTTGAGTACGCCCAACTCCGACGATGTTCTCTGTACGCTGCTTGCTTGGTCTCAGCGTCAGCTTTAAAAATCTCTAGCTCTTGTTCGGTCATACGCCACAGTGATCACAAAGTGCCTTGCCTACCGGACACCATGCCCGACACAGCCCTGATGGTCTTGCAGGAAACTTCTCTTCCTCGATGGCATGTTCCAAACGTGCGACCCTTGGCGCAAACTCTTGCCAGATCGCTGGAATGTCCTCGCGTGTAAACTTCTCGGCAGTAACTGTACCCGTCTTAAGCCACACGAAGGCGTTGATAACCTCGTTGACGTAAGGCTTGAGATGCATGGTCATTGCCGCTGTCAGCTTGAGCTGGCTCGACTCAGGCGTAGGCTTGCCTGTCTTCCAGTCCCCGATAAACACCTTGTCTTTAGTACCGATGGTAAAGTCGGTAATGCCGCGCACCCAGACATCTTTGGCGAACCACGTAGTTCCCTTGAACGAGGCCGTGAGTGCCATTTTAGTTTCGGCTTCTAGCTTTTTGCCCTTAGCCTTGTTGGCCACAGTCGTAGCAATAGCCTCAAACTGTTGCATGTTTTCAGGCAATGGCTTGTTCTTGACCAGACGATGTTCCAAGGCCGTGTGTACCTCGTTACCCCACTTCATAGCTTCAGACTGAGGCTCGTAAGCCTGTTTGCTGATCTTGGTAAGATAGTACCGCTTGGGGCACGTCTCGAACGCAGTGAGGGATGAGTAAGACCATGTAACAGGTTTAGTCATTTGATGCCTTTCGTTTGGCAAGTTCGCGCTGGATATACCAGACAGCTTTTTCAAGGTCTTCGATGGCGTCATGTTTTAGATCGGCTCGCCATATGTACTTGATGGCATTGCCTAAACAGAACCCCATGTGCTCTGTTATCTGGATACATTCTACGCCGGAAGGATGCGCTGTGTAATGTGGTGGATGATTTACTACGTCAGCCATGGGCGCTCCTTATGGTGTTATGTATACCCTTTAACAGTGTAAAGTCAATCTCGCTTGCGGTAGGTGGCCATGTACGAACGCATGTAGTTCCTACGCTCTTGCAGCTTTGTGTCTCGACGCTCCTTTAGTTTCTGGCGGTATGCTGCCTTACGCTTCCGGTTGATCTGGTTGCGCAATATCTTCCAAGCATCAGGGTCAAGGGCTATCCTAGAAATGGGATACAGAACTTCTGGTAACTCATCATCACGCTTGAGCCTATGCAGCCACATCACCTTGGTCGATATCTCCTTCCACTGGTTTCCGGAAATATCGATTAGGTGCTGCTCAACTTTATCAAGGTCACTCATCAAAACTAAACCTGTCCACTCCACAGCCGCAGTAGATATTATACTTGCTAGCAATCTCAACGGCTTGTTCTGCTGTCGCTCCCATAGCCATAGCACCTAGTGCTAGATCACCGCCTTGTCCCTCTGCCCAGAACTCATCCTTGACTATGATGGGGTAGGGCGAGTCTTCAAACTTCACAACGTGCCCAGACTTACAAACCACGTACACTATGGGAATACCGCCGTCTGTCTCTAAGTCTTGAGGAAACGAGATGGGGTTCATACCGCTTAGTAGCCAGTTGTACAGCCTCACTGATGATGCGTGAGGACCGATCAGCCCAAACAGCCTGTCATCGACTTTAAAGATTTTAACGGATGTGGTTATGCTTCCGCCGCAGGTTGCTTGCCTGTCTGCTGCTAATGTCTTGCCGTCCCATGCTATGACGCTCATGTGTACATATGCCTTCCTGCTTTTATCGCCTTAAGAATTTCACTTGCGTCGGTGATTTCTGGGTGATCCTGCATCCAGCCGACGGCCAGATTGCGCTCGAATTGTTGGCCCTCTTTAGCCCCTGCAAAGTAGCCCTCGATGCGTCCGTTGGCGCGATCTTGTGACTTAACTAGTGTAGCTATAAACGCGCCGAACACGGCGGCTATAATGTATGGGATTAATTCGCTCATTTCAGATGCTCCCCTGCTTCTATGTCTTCACATATCCACTCAACCCCCGCCTCACTTCGCAGCCAAGCCACGATCTTGGCCCGCTCTTCCACATACGCTGCCTCGCGATGATCTCTAAATTCTTCAGACAGATCGTAAGGATTAATAGATTTTATCCAGTCTTGTGCCGCTTCATAGTCGCTTCTCATTTCAGATGCTCCCCTACAGTACCCATTGGACAAGCCAGTGGATGGTTTCAACGAATGTAAAAACAGACACGATAGTGACGACCAGTGTGGCCATCAATACGCTAACAATCTCGTCGTACTTGTGCATTACTTTACCTCCTTCAGATCACCCCAGTTCTTGCCCCACTTTGCATCGACGGGGAACGACACAGGCAAGTCTACGCCCCAAGCCTTTTTGTAAGGTAGGTTTGACAGCAGATGTTTAATCTTGGGCAGGGCTTCCACTGCGTGTTCGTCTGGTATGATCACAAAGATACCGTCGTGCAGCTCGAAGTAAAACTTGCCATTAACTTTTTGCAGGTAGTCCTTGAGTACGGCTAAGGCTAGGTACTTCTGATCTGCGCCTGTGCCCTGTATGGGGAAGTTAATCGCAGTAGACTCAGCAGACCATGAGAAAGTTTTGCTCCATGTATTACCTTCTCCTAAGTTTATCCTTCTGCCAGCAACTGTATCTACATGCCCATCAAGTTTGGCATCTTTGATTTGATCAGACCAATACGTTCCTACCTTTGGGTATGTCGTGCGGTAGGTCGCGTGAATAACCTTAGCCTCAATCTCTGTAATGCTCAGCTTGTGCTGAACACGTGCAACCCGCTTCAGGGTTTTTGCCGAGGTGCGATAGCCAAGGCCAAGGTTAGCTACCTTGCCCAACTGACGGATAGCCTTGATCTTAGGGTCTCCTGCCGCGCCACCTGCAAGCATCTGCTCGTATGTTTTCTTTCCGATCCTGCCGCCCATGTATGCGTGAGCGTCTTCGCCGGGTTGGCACTTGTCGATCATGGTGGGATCGCTAGACAGCACAGCCATCCACCGAAACTCCTGACCCGCGAAGTCAAACTCCATCAGGGTATAGCCCTCTGGTGCTTCGATCAGACGACGAAATGCTGCATCGCGTTTCCACTGGTGCAGGGCTACGCCTGTTTGCTTTTTGTCCTTGCCGCGCAAGATCGACGAGCCATACGTCATACGTCCTGTGTATGTACCGTTCACCTTGGCGCTAGGTCTGACCCTGCCGTCACCGTTATAGTCCAAGGCTGCTAGGGTGTTGTCTGCAAACTTGGTACGGTTGCCGTTGGCTTCACGGTATGCGTTCAGCAACCCTGCCCGCTCATCGACCTCGGCCAACTGAGACAATGCATCCCTGTCCGTAGAGTCCGCGCCCTTGTCGGTTAGCTTAACTGACTTCAGGCCCCAGTCATCAAACAATAACTTCCGTAGCTTGGTTGGTGATGCAAGAATATCTACGTCAACCGCGCCTCGGTTCTTAATCGCCAGTGTAACCAGAGCTATGTTGGCTTCATCGGTTAGCTTCTTCTGCAAGTCCTTGGCTGCGTCATAGTTCATGACGATACCCTCAACGTGCGACTCCGCGACCATAGGCAGACACGCTGCCTCGATCAGAGCTGCTCGACGCTGCTTCGGATTTAACAAACCCCAAAACTTGTTAGTCAGCCTGAGCGTAAACTCGGCGTCCTTGATGTTATATACCAGCAGGTCGGCCAGCTTGTCGGGATCGTCCGTATTAAAGTCTATGTCCTGCTCATATCCTGCTTCATCAGGATAAAACTCACGGACTGCGGCCTTCAGGCCATAGCTAGGCGGAGCCAAACCTGTCCACTCGGGGCTAGCTGTGAGATGCTTCCATAACAGCATGGCGTCCAGCCACTTACATGCAAACACTTCCTCGCGCAGACCCAGAGCGATCAGCCAAGCGGCATCAAACGCCGCGTTCCATGCGGTGATTACGCGATTATTCACCGCACAATCGACCAGCCACTGACGCAGGGTTTCCACGTCAGGCTTCATGATACCTTCAGCGCCGTCCTTGTCGGCCATAGCGCACATTGTCAGCCACGCCTCACCTGTGCGAGCGCGGAAGGGCTGTAGCCCGTAGCCATCCTCTGTGCCACGGGTTTCAACGTCGAACGATACAATGTTCATTTTGCTGCAAGCGTACTGATGGTTAGGGCGCGAGTGATAGCCTCGCCCAGCTTCGACATATCTTCTTCAGGCACAAACGTAATTGTAGGTTGGGTCTCTTTGCGATAGCCGTTGTTGTCAGGCGTAGAGAACACGGTTGCTTCTAGAATTATTCCGTTGGTAGCCTTGTATAGGCCTACCTGTCCTGAACGCATAGACATCATACTAACGGGCCTATGTTGGCTTGAGCACGAAACTACGTCGCCCTCGTCATCGTACTCTGTGTATTGGCTTCTGCCGCCGAGCACTTCGAAAAATGCTGAGCAAGCATCCCATAACTTATTCTTCTTTCGCATAGTCCTGTCTCCTCTAACTGATCCGCCACGCCACCCGTGGCTCAATGGTACGTATCCCCCATGAGGTACGTTACCTTCTTCTCAAGTATCGCAATCCTTGTAACCATCTGCTGAATCACATCAGTACACATATCCAACGTATCGATGGCCAACTGCGACGACTTAATCAGCGCGTCTATAACCTCTTGGTCTCTCTCGTTCATGTTAGCCTCCTCAATCTCCTATATCGTTACCGAAATACTCTAGTGTTCGTGTCATGTGCGCAACATCTTTTTTTGCTAATTTGCCGAACGGGCTAGATTTTTCGTACGGCGCTGTCTCCAGCAGCATGATGTGGTAGCGCAGCATCCACCGAACTATCCGCTCCATCTCGCTGTGGCTCAGCTTGTAGGTCGGCTCTTCGCCCACCTTAGCCTTGTGCTCATCAATCATGATTACCTCCTGTTAATTTATAGTACAGCTTGATGTATCCCACGATGGTCGAGTGATCTCGGCTAAGCACTTTAGCAATCGCAGACTTTGTGTACCTGCCTGTGCCATGCAGCTTAACGCACACCTCGGCTCGCGCCAGCTTGGC